AAGCCAAGAAGAAGATCGAAACTGTTCTTGAAGATAAGAATCAAGTTACTTATCTCGAGAAACAAGTTGCTCGATACAATAACCTGCAGTTGGCAAAGAAGGTTACTCTAAACTCTGCTTACGGTGCACTTGGTAATCAATACTTCCGCTTCTTTGATACTCGTATCGCCGAAGGCATTACAACGGCAGGTCAGTTGTCTATTCGTTGGATTGAAAAGAAGATTAATCAATACATGAATAATCTGCTCAAAACTGATGATGTAGATTATGTCATCGCTTCTGATACTGACTCGATTTATTTGAACATGGGTCCGCTAATCAAGAAACTTTACCCTGATACTTCTGACACCAAGAAAGTCATCAAGTTTATGGATAAGGTTTGCGATGATAAGATCCAGCCGTTCATTGATGCGTCGTATGAAGAATTGAAAGAATATGTCAATGCGTTTCAACAGCGCATGGAAATGAAGCGTGAGTCTTTGGCTGACAAAGCAATCTGGGTCGCTAAGAAAAACTATATTCTCAATGTCTACAATAGCGAAGGTGTGGCGTATGCCAAACCGAAACTCAAGATGATGGGCATCTCGGCAATTCGTTCGTCTACTCCATCTGCTTGTCGTGCAAAGATTAAAGAAGCAATCAATATTGTCATAACACAAACTGAAGATGATTTGCATAAATTTATCGAAAAGTTTCGCAGTGAGTTTAAGAAACTATCTGTTGAAGATATTGCATTCCCAAGATCCGTTAATGGTCTAAAAGAGTATGCTGATGCTGCGCATATCTTCAAGAAAGGAACACCGATCCATGTCAAGGGTGCATTGGTGTACAATCATTTGTTGAGAGAATTGGAACTCACCAAACGATATCAGGAAATCAAGGAAGGCGAAAAGATCAAGTTTGTCTATCTAAAACAACCAAACATTTACAATAACAATACTCTTGCGTTCTTGTCTGGTATTCCCAAGCAGTTGGATGCTGAGCAATATATTGATTACGATCTTCAGTTCGAGAAATCATTTCTTGAACCGCTAGATATTATTCTTTCTTCGATTAATTGGAAATCTGAAAAGGTTGAATCACTAGATTGCTTTTTCAATTGAAATAGTATATAATACATATATGGTTAACAAGGAGACCACACATGAGCCTGTTAGATAAACTCAAGAAAAATTCAACAATTAAAGACACCGCTATCCTTTCGCGTTCAATCTTCTTTGAAGAAAAGGATATGGTTCAGACTAGCATCCCTGCAATAAATATTGCGCTTTCTGGTTCCCTTGATGGTGGCTTTACTCCTGGTCTCACAATGTGGGCTGGTCCGAGCAAGCACTTCAAGACTGCGTTCAGTTTGATTATGGCAAAAGCATACCAGGACAAGTACCCTGATGCTATCGTTCTTTTCTACGATTCTGAGTTCGGTACTCCGCAATCATATTTCCAGAACTTCGGTATTGATAAAGAGCGTGTTATCCACACGCCAATCACTGATGTTGAGCAGTTGAAGTTTGACATCATGAATCAGCTGACTAACATTGAGCGTGGCGATCGTGTGATGATTCTAATTGACTCGATTGGTAATCTTGCTTCGAAGAAAGAAGTTGAAGATGCTCTTGAGCAAAAGTCCGTTGGTGACATGACTCGCGCAAAGCAAATTAAGTCTTTGTTCCGTATGGTTACACCACACCTTACTCTGAAGGATATCCCGATGGTTGTGGTCAATCATACCTATATGGAAATTGGTATGTTCCCGAAGGCAATCGTCGGTGGCGGTACAGGTTCTTACTATTCGGCTGATAATATTTACATCCTTGGTCGTCAGCAGGATAAGGAAGGCACTGACTTGGTCGGGTATTCATACATCATTAATGTTGAGAAGTCCCGCTATGTTCGTGAGAAGTCTAAGATTCCTGTCGCAGTTAAGTTTGATGGTGGTGTTAGCAAGTTCTCTGGGCTCATGGATATGGCACTTGAATCTGGTCATGTCATCAAACCATCAAATGGTTGGTATGCTCGCGTAAACACTACAACTGGTGAAGTGGAAAGTAAGAAGTGGCGATTTACTGATACGGAATCTTCTGAGTTCTGGAACACGATCCTCGAGGATGATTCGTTTAAGGATTGGGTGCGTGAAAACTATTCCTTTGGTTCTGCTGTGACTGTTGAGGAAGAAGATGTTTGAAAATTTAATTGCAAAATTCCAATTTTGGAAAGCAAGAAAGTTCTTAAAGTTTGGTAGAGACTACGATCTTTTTCTAGATCTTTCAAACAAAGATGCTATTGCTATTAGGATAATCAAAAAATATCCTGGTGTCATATTTGAGATTACTGATATTCAAATGACCACTGATAATACAATGTCATTCAATACTTTAATTATTGCTAATCCCAATCTTTGTAATGTAGAATCAAATAAGTTTAAGGACTTTACTTCTGCTATATTTCGTAATATAATTAATGATTCGGTGAAACACGCCACAAAGGTAATAGATGAAAACGGAAACATTGATCTTGTCGAATCTGATGCAGAACGAGTCCTTCATGAGGAAGACGCTGCCGTTTCTGAAGAAAGAGTACCTGACCGAAAGCCACGAAAGAAAGGTATTCGAAGAAATAAAAGACTTCATTCTGAAGTACAACAGTCTACCACCGAAAGCAGCACTGGAGATTAGTCTAAAAGAATCAACCAAACTTACTGAGATTGAGTTAAATAAGTCACTCGAACTCCTAAAGGAAATCTCGAATGACAAGTCAGAGCAAAAACTCGAGTGGCTTCTTGACACTACAGAAAAGTTTTGCCAAGAAAAAGCAATCTATAATGCTATCATGGACAGTATTCAGATCCTGGATGGCAAAGATCAAGCACGGGGCAAAGGAAGTATTCCTACTCTTTTGTCTGATGCTCTGGGGGTTAGTTTCGATCCTCACATTGGTCATGATTTTTTGGATTGTTACGCTGATCGGTATGATTTCTATCATCGTGTCGAAAAAAGAATCCCCTTCGATCTTGAGTATTTCAACAAAATCACTAAAGGTGGATTGCCGCAAAAGACCCTTAACATTGCTCTTGCAGGTACTGGCGTCGGCAAGTCTCTGTTTATGTGCCATGTGGCTGCTGGTTGCTTGGTTCAAAACTACAATGTTCTATACATTACTCTAGAAATGGCTGAAGAGAAGATCGCGGAAAGAATCGACGCCAATCTTCTCAATGTTTCTATGGATGACCTAATGAACATGCCGAAAGACATGTATGAGAAGCGCATGGGTAAACTCCAGGGTTCTGTCAAGGGTAAGTTGATCATCAAGGAATATCCAACCGCTTCTGCGAATCCTGCTCACTTCCGTGCATTGATTAACGACCTTGCACTGAAGAAGAACTTCCGTCCAGATATTATCTTCATTGACTACCTAAATATTTGCGCATCGTCAAGAATCAAGGCGGGTGCGAATGTAAACAGTTATACTTACATCAAGGCTATCGCTGAAGAACTGCGCGGTCTTGCGGTGGAGAATAATGTCCCGATTGTTTCTGCAACTCAAACAACTCGTTCAGGGTTCAGTAACTCGGATCCTGGACTCGAAGATACTTCTGAATCGTTTGGTTTGCCAGCCACTGCTGACTTTATGTTTGCGTTGGTAAGCAATGAAGAACTTCAGCAACTAAATCAAATGCTTGTAAAACAGTTGAAGAATCGTTATAACGATCCCAACCTCCATAAACGATTTACGATTGGAGTTGACAGAGCCAAGATGAAGTTGTACGATCTTGAACAGAAAGCACAAGATTCAGTGATGCAGGAAAACAATTCAAAACCAGCCTTTGATCGTGGTCGAAGCACAGATAAGTTTAAGAATCTAAAAGTATGAGAATTATGAAGGATGCGCATAAACGCCAAAAGCAGATTGCTGACTTAATTGATAATTGGGTCGGCGAGAAAAGAATTGCACCTCTGATTCGTAAACTCAACAAACTTTTCGAGAAGGATAAAGTTGTATTTGCTTCCAGTCGATACAATGAAAAATATTATGCAGATTATCCAATACTTGTTTCTGGTTTATACCAGTCTCGTTTTATGGGTATCCCTGACTGCATTTACATCTATCTCAGTATCCCTTCTGATAAACTGTCAGTGACCATGACACCAAAGGGCGCGAAGAATTTGTCAGTCAATGTCACCAAAGTGCTTTTTCATGAACTGCGGCATCGACAACAAAACATCAAGAGAAAGTATAAAATTACACCTACACCATATAAAGTGGAAGATGTAGAACGCGATTACAAGATGATGTATCTGGGTTCGACAGATGAAATAGATGCTTATGCATTCGAAACAAAGTTCGATAATGTTGCGCTAAATAAATTACGAAAGGCGCATACGATTGGCTGGAGAAATTCTGAAGCCATCTTTATGTATCGCAAAAACTTTCGGGATCAAGATCCTAAAGTTTGGAAAAAGTTTTTAAAAAAGGTTTATAAAAATGGCAGATAAAACGGCACTCCAAGAAGCAGCCCAAGCGTTATTCTGTGCATTAGCAGATTATTTGGGACATAGAGAATCAACAAAAGTTTTTGATAAAAAAGTTTATAAGACTTATGAAGATTTCACTGCCAAATATAATCCTCCTGGACAAAAAAATATAACGCAAGTTATAAAAGAAGCATATAAAACTAATGTGAATACGCCTGGAGTTTCTTTAGCAGACATTGAAAAGTTTTTAATTTCTGATAAAACTTGGTTTCATTCCTCTATGCATATTGCAAAACAGGTTTTAGTAGAAGTTGGTAATATCAATCAAAAATT